TGATCTACTGGCGCTAAAGGGATGGTCATTTCTTCATCAACTTTTCAAGTCTTTTTAGAAGCTTGAGAATCTCAGTTAACAAAGCTTCAGATTCTCTCATCAAATTACTCACCTATCTGATTCAAACTTTGTGAAGTTTCTTTAATCTTGAACATGATTTCCTCAACGTCGGATATAAGATATTCTTCTAACGTTATATTGTAATATGGGATCTCTCCATCATTGAAGAACATAGATAGATGATTGGTTGCGACATGTTCAGTCCTTAATGAATAATTATCACCTATTGCATAAAGAAATGTTCCAATCAAAGAGTTATCAAATGGCTGTGCATTAACAGCCCAATTCCCAAAGGTCACACCAGAAGTAAAAGAATCAGGTCTAATTGACATTAATGCCCAATTTGATGCACGTGCAGTTGAGGCGATTGGTAGCAATTGTTTGATGTCAACAATCTTCCAACCATAGTTCTCTCTATCATCTTCAAAAATTGTAGCTAATGTAAATGCATTTCCGCTGATAGACTTTGGTGGGGTAATGCTGTTAATATCATTAGAGAGTGTTAATCTTCGACCTGTGAACTTCATTTCTTTGCCTCCTTGTGGGCTGCACGTACAGCCGCCTTGAATCCGCCTTTCCTCCAAGTACCATTTTTATTCTTGAATCTGGAAGAAACCTTCTTGAACGCTGTCTTGTATTTGCGAGAATATGCAGAACTGCGTCTTTTTTTAGGTGCTGGACTGGCCTCTTCTGAAAGAGTGCTACCTTCGGATTCTCGCTCACTAGAAATGAGTTGGCGTAACGCCATATACTCATCGACAGTTAACATCATGTCCCTAGACAAGTGGATCAACCTCAAGCGCCTTGTTGTGATAGTGATAGAGCCATTGCTGCTGCTTGAGTCATTGTCTCTACAGTGCATTCCATGGTCACTGAGATAAAGACATCAGTAGTGAAAGCAGCGTCAGCACGGCCACCTAGGAACATGCTGTCGACTGCGACCAAGTATCCTTGAGTCCAGTGTTGGGGGGCTACATCTAGATCGTGGGATACATATTGTGGAGGTCCTGCACTAGCAGCGTTGTTGTCTGCGATTAGTGTACCAGTTGATACGATCGCTCTGTTTGATGGTAGGACCATACCAGTTTGTGATTGTGTCAGGAGTTGGAATTGTGCTGCTCCACCATCGTTTGCACCAAGAGTGACGGTTGTGCCGTCTGCTTCTGTGTAAGATACAGCGATGTTGTGTATTCTCAATACTGACTTGCCCAAGGCGTCAACATATGCACCAAGGTCTAGTGGAGTCTGTTGATAGACTCCTGTATTTTCTGCGTTCAAAGTCTGTCTAAGGAAAAAGGAGTCACTTTTAGCCATACCCTATCATGATAGGAAGAGGTTTATTATTATACGCATGCACTCGTTCGCTATACGCCTATGCTCTGCGCTAGGGATTTTCTACTGAAATCGCAACACCTAGCGGGTAAAACAAGTTTATTCTACATTCATTACCAATGAAACTATAAGGAAACGCCGTCTAGGACAATCATGGGAGAAAGAAAATATCGCATAATATGTCTAAAACGAAGCCAAATCGCCACAAAAGGCAAGGAAGATTATATCAGTGACTGGTATAATGAGTCCAATCTTGTCTATTGGCGACCTAATAGAGCAGGATATACCGATCAATATGTAGAAGCGGGCATATATTCTTTAGAAGAATTGGCCGATTGTGCAGGCTGGTTTGGTGATTGGCTTATTGAACCGACTACATATCAGAGGGATGCATAATGTGTATACAATGTAGCCGTTGTTCCGCTGTATTTGGTTGTCGAAACAACCCAATGTTATGCCCCCATTATGCCGGATTTGCTGAAAATCTGTCACTAGAGGCTATGCATTGCCCAGCCAACTTCAATTTTGTTGCCAATTGTGCTAGGTGTTACAAATGAGTCGCCCTAGGTCTATTAATCCAAGCGTTCCAATGTCGATTGCAGTGCCAAATTCTCTAAAGCTTCGTTTAGACCAAGAATTAAGCTTCAAACAATCTCGTTCAAAGTGGGTATGTCATGCAATAAATGAGAAACTTAACCAAGAGTTTGATTATACATCGATACCAGACATGCAATTGGTTGGGATGTTACATGCCAGAAACATCATCGATGATGAATTAGTTACATTGCTAAAGATGCGAGTTGTGGAAATTGAAGAAGCACGATAAGATATAGCAGTCTTTCACACCAAACGATTCGCTCGTTTTGTTCTTGATCTACTGGCGCTAAAGGGATGGTCATTTCTTCATCAACTTTTCAAGTCTTTTTAGAAGCTTGAGAATCTCAGTTAACAAAGCTTCAGATTCTCTCATCAAATTACTCACCTATCTGATTC